CCACCGCTACTTCTTGGGACTGGTGCTGACACAGCTGGTGCAGCTGGTGCATTAGCTAAAGCTTTAATAGCTAAGTCATAAGCTATATCGCTACCAGTTGTTTTCTTCTTAGTTGAAGGCGCTATTGTCGGTCCATAAGGTCCCATTATATAATTAGCCATTTATATCACCTCTTTTATTTTAATTTCTTTACACAATAGGTCTAACATAATTTATATAACCTCTCAATTCCATACCATATAAAGCAAATTCAGAACTTGCATTTATATTTTCAATTCTTATTTTAACCCTATATGCTTTGCTATTAAGTAGTTTTGATTTAGTCCAGTCAAATACAACGTTAGTATAATCACCATCAGCGTCATATAAAGTCTTATCAAATAACAAATCATCATATAAAACTGCCTGCGGGTGGACTACACCTCCGCCACTAAATTTATATATAACACTGCTTGGTATATTTTTACCTGTATTTAAAATAAGTCTTAATGCAAACTCATAGTCTTCTGATGCTCTACCAGTTATGCTTAACATGCGAAATACTTTTTCACTCATAAAGTTTTCCATATCAAACCATTTTGTTACAGCATAAGCATTTATAGGTTTACCATCATCATTGTTACCTACATACATAGAATATACATAACCAGTATTATTAGAACCTGTATATAAATAACTACCATCATCATCATAAAATAATAGTGATGAGGCAAAATTCATATCAGAATAAGTAGTCCATGATATTTTATTCTCATCTTCTGTATCAGTATCACGCAAATCTAATACAAGTGCTTTTGTATTAACTTCGCTTGAACCATCAGGAACAAATAAATGATATTTATGGTCATAGACTACTGCATGAGTTTTATTAAGATATTTTGAATTAATTTGCTTTGTAGTTTCGCTTATCTTATCGCTTATAGGTTCAGTATCCATAGTTTCAGACGCCGCTAAAACTACTCTATGAAGTCTGTAAACATCTTTAGTTGCTGATAAAAAGAGTAAATCATTACCAGCGTGTTTAATAGAATTAAATGATGCACAACCTATTGTAGGATTGGCGTTCTCAAGGCTCATATCTACATTAACACCAGTTGGACTATCACCTATAATAAGCCATGTGCTGTATCGTTTAAATATTACAAGAACGCCTAAGTTAATAGCAAGTCCTGTAATTATATCGCCATCATCTTGTCCTATTTCCCAGTAATAATCTGACGGAACGCTTTCTGGGTGCAATGCTTTACTATAATAAAGTCTTGTTCTATTATCTTTATTTCCTGCAAACCATAATCTACCTTTATGATTAACAATATATTTGCATTTAGGTGGAGGATAGTTATCTATTTCGATGTCAGCACCAAGACCGCTATCAGGTATCTTATCGGTATAAGTAGTAGTAGTATTATTATTTATTGTAGTTAGTAGTTTATATACTGCACCATCACCAGTAGTTCTATACAGTCTTCGCTGTGTAACGTTTAACCCGCCAATAGGTATGTTTGATATGTTAACGCTTTTACCGTCTGTTGGGGTTATACTAACTTCATCTTCACACTCGTTGCTTTCACCATCAGTGTAGTAAAAAGTTACTTTATATTTATATTCTTTATCTTCAAGTCCACCATCTACACTATCATTTTTAGCAAGCGTTACATTATTGTCAGGTATAAAATAACCTGCATCAACTATATTATTACCATTATAAACTTGAAGTTCGTCTTCACCATTAGTTATAAATAACTTATTCATAAACTGATGCATACAATAAGTAGCACCATCATATAAGTTATCTTTTATCATCTCAAAAGACATACTTCCTTTCATAGAATATAGCTTATCATCAATTGATGCTATACGTTCAGGAAGTTCACCTGTCTTATAATAACCACCTAAAGATATTATAGAACTTGTTCCAAGAGAAGAATTGTTAATTCTCTTATAACCTGCTCTTTTCTTTAAAGCACCACGTTTGTCATATGTTAAATTATTTATTTCTGATAATTCATTATCTCTAATGATGGCATCATAATCTCTTGTGTTAAGACCACCATTGAAATTTTTAAAAGAGATAACAAAATAATTAGATTTTTCATCAAATGCTAAAGGCATAATATATCCTTATAAAATATCATTGCAAATAAAAAAGCACCCCGTTTGGAGTGCAATAATTATTATAGTTTAATTAAAAAAACATAAAGAAGTTACTGCTGACTGCTAAGCCTGGAAGTATAGTTTCCGTTGCTCTGTATGAACCATCGCCACCTGCGCCACCTTGTGCTATATAAGTTATACCAGAAGCAACTCCTCCTATTCCACCAGTAACTGTTACTGTAGGAGTTCCTGATATTGCACCATAAAAATAATCGATATGCCCACCACCAGAACCTCCTCCACCTGAACGCCTATCTGAACCTTGTGCACAATTACCACCTTTTTTACCAAGTGAAGTTAAAGCACCAGAAGCACCAAAAGTTAAAGTTCCTTTTACATATAAAACAAGTAGTCCACCAGTTCCATCTTCCCCAGGAAATACTAAAGTAGGATTAGTACTACCACTTGCAGCACCTCCCGGATTACCTGCACCACCACCAGCAGTATTCCATGCAGGACCTCCGCCTCCAATACCTCCAGTTCCTGCACCACCTGTGTCAGAAGCATTGGAACTTGTTTCAGCAGAAGCTCCGCCACTTGCAGCACCTCCTGAATAAGAAGTTCCATCTCCACCTTTTCCAGAAGTTCCATCAGTTTTCATAGCACCACCAGAACCACCGCCACCGCAAGCATTTGTAGCAACGCCAGATGTTCCAGGGTTACCATTACCATTGTTTATAGAAGCTCCACCAGCACCACCAACAGCAGGAATTTCATAAGCAGTTTCTCCGTCTTCTAAAAGCAGTAATCTTTGACCTGTTGCACTTGCGCCCCTTGCAGTCATTGAGATAATTCCGTTAAGGTTTAAATCACCATTAACGTATATAAACATTCCACGCTTACGAGCAGCTGCTGTAAGTGTTTTACCTGCATTAACAGTTAAATTTCCTTTAACCAAAACCATTAAGTTACGGGTATCAGCTGTGGCATTTCCCCAAGAGGTATCATCACTTATAATCTGATTTCCGTTTTTAACTACCCACTCAATATCAAGGTTTGCATACTGTGTTACAACACTATCGTAATTTCCGTCAGGCTGTGATTTAAAATCTTTAAAAATGTCTACTATTGCCTTACCCAATTATGCCTCCTGTGCCATGCTTATCATATCTAAAGTGTCAGCCGTTTCGTTATAAACAAACAACATATTTAACTCTTTATTTGCAACAGTGATGTCAGGAAGTCCCATGCCTGATTTGTCAGCGTATTTAGTATCATAAGTTATTGCTTGTGCAGTACCATTATCTTTAATCTTTACCCAAAACAAGTCCATGTTTTTTAATGTTCCAGTTGGGTTTTGCAATTGTGCAGGTTCTGCAAGTGCGGTTATTATAAGCACTGTTCTAACGGAAACTCTTGCAGGTGTTGGAGTTGCCGAGCTTGCAATTGTTGTAATGATTGTACTCAGCTCATCGCTCTTCTTTAAAATGTTTTCACAATTAACTCCAAGCTCTGTTTCTATTGCTACAATCTCTGCAATAATTCTATTGATTATGGCTGCGGTAATAGCATATCTTATAGGGGCATCTTCTTCATGTGCAGTAGCAGTTCCAGCATAACCTCTGCCAGTAGTTATATTAAAGCCAGTTACAGTTTTACTATCATATTCTATTGTTTCATTATCTATAACAATAAAACCTTTAGGAGGGAAACCATCGGTTTTAGCTTTAATAAAAGTATCGCTATCTGTTATTGCCTCTTCAAGTATAGTAGAAAGCCTTGCCACTGCCTCATAAATATTATTTACAATGTTTGCTGGAAACATAGCAGTTTCACTCATAATATCTCACCAACCTTAACTATATGGCAAACGTGCCAAAGGTATTGTTTTTTCTATAATCTCATCTTGCATCTGTGTTCTTTTATCTTTTGATTTAGTCATATCTTCTGCTATTAATTTTCTTATATCTTCTTCATACATAGCATACATCTGCTGTTCTTTCTGCCCCATATTATCATTTCTATGGTATATAAACTGCGACAGCTTATAGACAAATAACATATGCCAGTCAGCTGGTATAAGTGATATTGCACCAGTAGAATTAACGGATGGTAGTATCTTTTTATAACAATAATATATTTTAATACTTGATAACTGTATAGGTATAAGTCTTATTATTGTTTTATTATTCTCCACACCAGAAAAGATATATCCTTTTGCTATACCTGCACTTGTAAACTCATTTGGAAGATAATCTGCTGCATCAATTTCATTTAATGATATAAGTCTTACTGGTGTTACTACCTGCTTAAGCCATATCATCTTTTTAAAATCATCTGCAAGTTCATAAAATATTTTATAAATACCATATTCTATATCTGTATCTCCATCACCATCATATGGCATTTCAAGTTTTAAATTTTCATTATCAATAATTTCGGCTATCCTGTATAAATCATTTCCTATCTTTAGAAACCTACCCTGCATCTGTGGCGTCCATAAAGTGCTATCACCAACAACGTCTTCACTTCCATTGGATATGGTAATAGTTCCGTTGCTGTATGGTGCTATTGTGTTAAACTCCTTATATCCTTTTAGAAAAGAATAATCATAACGCCTGCAAATATCTTCCTGCACCCAATCAATCCAGTCGTGGCATATCTCTTCTACCTCTGGAACGTTTATACCTGTTATATTTTTAACTTTTGCTATTATTTCTTCTCTGTTCATAACGAACCTTTATCATAATTTTATTTTAAATAAACTATCTACTTCTTCTTTGCCCCATTTATCAACAAGTATTTCTCTTGTTTTGTTTTCAAGTTCTGCGACATCGCCTAAATCTGGCAGGCTCTGTGTTCCTATATGCTGAATAAATACATCTCTTAAAATATATAAATCATAGCCTGCTTTTATCATACGAATACTATAATCTAAATCATCATTGCCACCCATACCAAAGCGTTCATCAAGAAAACCAATATCATCAATTACTTCTTTTTTAAGTAGCATACAAAAACCTATAAGGAAGTTTGCTTTAGTATGTAGTCCAAGAAATGTTTTATTATATCTTACGTCTTGTAGCCCCATGACATAATTGCTTACTGGACCTACTGCACCTGCTTTTTTATTACAATTTAAAAACAGACACATCTTATATAACCAATCTTTCATATTATCAGGAACAATAATATCATTATTAATCATCATCACATACTTTGATTTAGCCAATCTAAAGCCTTGATTAATAACTTTAATCCAACCTATATTATATTTGTTTTCAATTAGAATAGTATCGTTTCTTGCCTCACTTAACCGCCTTAAATAGTTGGTTAGTTGTTTATCTTTCATACCATCATTGACTAAAATAAGATTAAATTTAACTCCTACTGAATTATTTATAACACTCTCAATAGCATCTCTTGTCATCTTATAATCTTTATAGCAAGCCATTATAATATCAACATCATAAATATATTTATTAGATTTCTTTATATCCTTTTCTTGCTTATCTATTAATTCTTGTTTAGCTATATCTTTTAATTGATTAAATAAACTCTCATCGGCTACTGTTTTTTCTCCTAAATGACCAACTGTTATAGTCGTATCAACAAATATATCAATCCCCTTATTAATAGCTTTATTACAAAAGTATAAGTCTTCACCAAAAGTATCGCTTATCATAAAGTATGGTTTATCTAAATCTTTGAAGACAGATGTTTTAATCAACACACAGCCAAAGCCTACTCCATCTACTTTAACCAAACCCTTTTTGTAATCTACTATATTATCAAATGTAGTATAACGACCATCAGCATAAATATTTCTTTTAAACAGTAATGGCATATATGGGGGGAATCTTTTAAAAAATAATGGTGCAACAATATCCTTATCATGTTTAATTAATTTATCAAACAAGTTATAAGAACTGTCTATAACCATGTCATCATCAATAAATAATATATAATCCATCTCATTATCTAAGGCATATTTTACTGCATTATTTCTTGCCTCATGTATCATCATGCGTCTGCCAATATTTAAAAAGAACTTATAGCCAAACTTTTCATATCTAAAACATTTAAATAAAAAATATGAAAGACTTTCAACGAACGAACTATCAAGCTGTCCAGTATAGGATGGTATATATATTAATACCCTTTTAGTATGTAGCGAACTATTATCCTTATCTTCTCTTTCAGTGTCGGGTTTGTTGCTACTACTTTTCTTGTTCCGCAATTGCATAAAATACCTTTCTTTATTTGCCAATCAGTTAATATATTACCACAGTAATAACATCTATAAATATCAACTGTTATTGACTTGAATAAATTAGCTATTCTTTTAAACATAATACCTCTTATAAATATAATAATAAGGGGGCTGTTACACCCCCTTTGGCTTTGATTTATACTACATAGCCCTGATAAACACCTTATATTTGTTACCAAATGTAGATGAAGCTTTTAAGGAGGCTTGCTCCCCCGCTATTGCATAGGCAGTAGTTATAGCTGACAATGTCAGATAACTTTTTGCGTTAACTGGCTGGAGTTCATCACCAGCAGCAGCAGTCGTACCTGCAATATAAACTGCAGGATGGTATCCATATACCTGAACCTTACCAAACTCATTTGCAGTTCCAGACTTACCCAGTATCTCATCATCAGCTACAACACCTGCAAAAGCATTGAGCATAGCTGTCGTTGGAAGTATTACAGAGTATCCGTTCTTTGCTGTGGTAAAGTCATATACAACTGGCGTTCCACCCTTGAGTTCAAAGTCTTCGCCGTTCTTACAAATTACAAACACTTGGTCTGGTGCATCTCTGTTTATTCTTTTAAATAACATATTTCACCTCTAAATCTATCGTTTATTATTTTTGGGGAGGAATTTACCTCCCCGTTTTGATAGCCAATAATTAAGTTATGTTTGTGATAACTCCCTGTCTTGCTCTATTAGAACAAATTAAGTTACCCATCCATATGATATCAGCAGCCTTTGCATCTTGGGTTTCAGGCTTAATAAAATCACTAATGGCAAAATCAGCATCTTTGTGAGCCACAAGATTTAAGTATCTGCTGTTAAGCATATACATACACCCAGCATTACAAGCGTCATCATAAACAAGCATCATGCCTTTAAACTTTAAGTTTTGAAAACCAAAGTCTGCCATTTTTGTATCAACTAAGGCAACGTTATAGTTTATGTTTTTTGTTAACTGACCCTCGTAACCCTCAAATACTGTCTGAGTAGCTACACCAAAGTCTGGGTGGTCTATCCCCTTTGATATACTATTGTATGTGGTGTTCATCTTTTCTATCAGGTTATCAAAAGGATTAGTAGTTTTAGCACCAGATGTCTGGAAGTTTCTCCATACCTCTACAACAGCAGCATCAATTCCGCCTACAACACCAGTAGATGGTGAACTATCAACTATCAAGGCAAGTCCGTCTATATCCTTTCCATCGTTACCGCTACCATCTTTAAAGAGTCTCTCATTAAAGTGGTCAGCAAGAGAGAGTTTTAACTGCTCTACCTTTGCGTCAAGAAGTTTTATAATAGCGTGTTCGCTATTATTTTGCCTAAACTCTCTGCCTGAAATAGACACTGAGCCTGCAGCCTGCTTCCACTGATACAAGGCATTTCCAATACCTTTTTGTGGTGTAGTATCAATTATGTCATATCCACTATATGAACCAACTGTGCTATTTAAAGCATACATTACTGGAACGACAATTGCTTCACCACCAGTTTCTGTTTTCTTATTGCCTTTCTGGTCAAGCCAATTAAATAAGGCAACATCCTTTGTAACATTATCAACTAAAGTATCTCTATAATTCTTTAAAGTAGTTGATAATATCTCATCATATCTATCGTTCATATTACACCTACCTATTTTTATTTATTTTCTAAGTCCCTCTTAGCCTGCTGGTATGCATCAAATATGCTCTTTGGTCTATTAGTATCTGGCTTTGAGGGTTGTAGCGATGGCATATTTAAGTTAGCATCTTTCTTTACCTGCAATTCGCTTAAAACATCTTGTTTTGCATCGTTCTTTGCAGTTTCAGATTTAACTATTTTCCATGCCATATCAATAGGAAGATTGTATTGTGCTATTACATTTGATATATCCTCTAATTTGCTCTTTGCCTCTGGGTTTGCTACAAGAAACTTTTCAAGCGTTGCCTGTGCTTTTTCCATTATTGATTGCTTAATGAACGGTTGGTATTGCTGGTCTATCTGCTGTTTGTATTCTTGAAACTTTGCCTCAAGTTTTTCCTCTTCCGTCATTTCGCTTTCAGGTTTTGGTTTAGCCTGTTCTGCCTGCTGTTTTCTTACCTGCTCTGCCCACTCCTGAAATTCTTTAGTCTGCCTAAGTCCACGCCAGTTAGACAATTCATCAAGGTCTGCTTTTATTTGTTGCTTAGACCTTGTATAGTCTGCCTGCATAGATTTATACAGTTGCTTTAATTCAGGTGCAAGAGTTTCAGGGTCTATACCTTTTGTAAAAGTATCTTCCTGTTTACCAATTTCCTGCGATATTGCCTGCGACTGTGCCTGTGGCTGTGTCGCTTGGCTGTCAGCTGTTTCAACGTTTGGCTGAACTTGGCTGTTGTCAGGATTGTTGGTCATGTCTGTTTTATCCATTTTCTTTTCCTTTTCTTTGAAGAGTGCTATTTGCATATTCTTCTTTTTATATTAAGTTTTAAAAGAACTATCTCTTGGCTCTGTTCTTATACTTTGCATTTTTATATTCGCTTGTATAAACATCAAGCCCTCTTTTTTTAAGTTCTCTTTTAAAATCACTTCTATCTTTTATAAGTATCGGTTTATGGTCTATATTGTCATAATAGCCCATAGGTATTTCTTTATATTTTCTAAAGCCATAAAGTCGTTTCATTTTGCTATCACATATCGGACATATGTTTTCATCTTCAAAAACATCGGTTACTATTTCACTGCATTTAGGACATCTATAATCTATTATTTTAATCAATTAGAAACGCCCCCCTAAAACTTCAAGTAGTTCATTAGGGTTAACTGCCCCGCCAAGCGGTGTCTGAACTGGACGAGGTGGCATCATCTGTGCCTGCATTGCCTCTTGTTCGGCTTGTGCCTGCATCTGTGCTTGAACCTCTGGGTCAATAAGTAGTTTACCTATCTCACTTTCAGATAATCCAAATTTCTGCATTAACAGTTTTGAAAATTCAAGTATATTAACTACTCCAGTATTGACTAACATTTGGAACAAGTTTAACACCTGCATACGTTCTATATCATTATTTTTCTTGCTCATAGAACCTATTTCAATCTTTACATTAAAGTCTATTCCCTGCATGAAGTCTTTATTAAATGAACTTGTATATGTATTTCCATCTGCTCTGACGATATTAAACTCTTCCTGCTTAGATGAGAATTGATTAATTATTGATAACATATCATTTGCTACATCTTGACAATAGTCAGTAACAGTATCAATTCTTTCAGAGTTTCTTAAATTAGCATTATGCTGTATAAAGCTTGCCTCTGTCGCGGTCTTTTCTATCATACCCTCTGTTCCCATTTGGTTAGCACCGACGCCACCAATACGATGTATGTCATCAATTATTACATTATTCATATTGTAAAATTCAGGAGTTACAGATGAGGCATCAAACTTTATTATCTTTTCTAACATATCCTGCTTAACCGTAACTACTTCCATATCTTTACCGCTTGTAAGTGAACTTAAAGCCTCTTCATCAAGAACGCCCTCTTCGGTTACAATCTTACGTTGTGATTTGGCTCTATGGTTTATCATCTGAGTTCTGGTCTTATCAAGCTCTAAGTTTAAGTCTTCAATCTGTGACAGGTCTCCAAGTGGATATAATTTATCAGGCACTTCATTAACATATAAAAATTTATAATTACTTTTAATATCATAAGGATTATCTTTTTCCATTAAAAATTTATCGCTCTCATCAGATATAACGTATATCTTATGGTCTACAATATCTTCAATCTCATATATCTTGACTCTTTTTAAATCGCCCTCAATATCTTTTGCTATATCTTTTCTAAAGGTTAATTCGCTACTTGTTTCAGCTCTTGCACTATAACTTCCTTTAAGGTCTTTTGTATTTTTGTATAATGAGTTTTGCTTTACCTGTTCAAGTGGCAGATAATAAACTCCTATCGTATAACGCCTGTCATCAATACTTTTTGCCTCAAAATCAATTTCAATCTCAAATGGACTATGTCTTAAAAAATATGGATACTCATCTTTAATAAGTTCAGTATATTCCTTATCTGTTTCAAGTGAGGTATTTTTTGTAGTTTCTGTATAATATCCAAGCTTGCCTACTCCAAAGCCAGTTAACAGCCAGTCAAGGATAATACGTTTCATCTGTCTTTTTGTCTTAATCTCCCGCCAGGTCTTGTTTAGTTTATCCTCTGCCATCTGTGTTATCTCTGAATACTCTGGTATGTTTGCAAGGATATCTCTATCAGCTGTTACATACATATACGGGTCTTGATAGTATACCTGCGGTATTATGCTCTTTATAATTGCATAAGCATAGTTTACTACTATCCTATCAGACATCTGTATGCCACCTTTAAAGTGCTTTCCTACGTATAAATCAATCCAGCGTCTGGCATTTGAAGTATAATTTTTCTTCTTATACTGTTCACACATAGACACCCGCTGTTTCCAGAGTGCTACTTTCTGTGTTTCATTTAATTTTATTTCCATTAGATTACCTCTATTTTAAATAACTCACTGCTTTAAATAACTCCACTGCTTATTTTTTGATTTCCTATAAAATCATTTGCCCCATCAGTTTTTTTCATCCTCCGCATTATTTGCTTAAAACTTCCCATCGGTTCTTTAATGCGTTCAATAAAAGAAAACCTTGTCCATAATTTTAACTGGTGAGCAAGTGCATCAATTAAGTCATCGTTCTTCTGTCTTACATTTAAAGAAAACCTTATGAGTTCATCTTCCAAATCAGTCATAGTCTTATCAATAAATATATCGCCAGCCTCAAATCTTGGTGCAAGCCCCAGTATTCTAAACTCTTTACGCTGGTTTGGAGGCGTTTTAAGTTCAACGATATTATAATATTCTTTTCTCTTGCGCATCTCTTCAAGCAGATTTGTTTTAAGTATTGCTTGAAATACCGTTGTTTCAATTCCAACTTTTAAAGGATTGTAATACCGAGCAATATCAAGAACTTTATTTATAATCTGTATATCAGTTAACCTAAATCTTTTAGCATATAAGACATAGACAATATTTTTCTCATCAACGCCACATACAACTATTGCTGTATAGTCGCCTGTCTTTGAAATGGCTGGGTCGCAAGTTAGGTATATGTTCATCTTCTCTTTAGGCGGTATATCATCTTTATTGTAATACCTAATCCAGTCTTTTTTAATTATTGCGTTCTCATCATTTAAGGTTTCATTTAGATATTGTGCAGAGAATATAAAAGAACCCTGCGATATTTTCATATCATTTAAAAACTCTGCCGATAGTCTTTCTGGATAGAACAAAGAACCATCTTCGTTTATTGCACTTCTTTTAAAGACATTAAACTTATGACGTTCATTTTCAATTATATGATTGTATAGGTCATAGTATGCCCAACGTGTGCCAACTACTATCATCTTACCATTTGGCTCAAGCAGTGATAGAGCAAGCGAATAAAAGTTCTGAACCTTTTGCATCTGGTCTTTTGTCTGGATATTATTTTGGCTTACCAAGTCATCGCAAATAATTAAGTCATAGTGCATACCAACCTTTGTCTGGTCAACGCCACCAGCTGAAACTGTCGGTTCTCTCTGCGGTCTTGTCCTTGTGGATACAATAAACCACTCATCACGCCAAGACGTCTCACCAACAAAATCGCCATATAGGTTTTTTAAGGTTTCATTTGTTTCAAATATTTCTTTAATCTGTCTTACATAAAATTTAGCATTAGCATATGTTTCAGACGCAATAAGTATTCGTATATTAGGATTAAGTATTATCTGCTGAATACTATAATTATTTGTAATAAGTGTAGTCTTGAGCGAACCTCTTGGCATTAAGATTAATTTAAATGGCTTTACCTGCGTATCGTCGCCCTCAATATATTTATCCTCAACAAACAAGCATAAATTCTTATGTGCATGTCTGACAATAGGTTTAGTATCAAGAATATGTTTTGAAAATAAATACAGTGAGCCAGTCAGTTCAAGTGTTAATTCTTTAAGCAGTTTTTCCTCAGCACTGTTATTAATCTCTGGTTCGTTTAATTCCTGTATCTTTTCTGTCTTCATCTTCTATATCTCTATCTTTTATATTCTCATCTTTTAATAACTGGTCGCCAGAATACTTTGCGTTTTCAATCATCAGTCTTTTTTCTCTAAACACTATATTTGCAAACTCACGCTCTTTTGCAACCTCTGGAAATACTTCCTCAACCTGCGTTGCAAGACTATCACTTCTTGTTATTACAAAACCATTAGGAAGTTCGTCATCAGTGTATTTTACGATAACACTATCTTGTGGTGTCCTATGCCTTTTAATTAAATCATCTATAAAACTACTGGGCAGATTTGCCTTATATGAAATCGTTAATATATACATTTTATTTTTTATATGCCTTTATTAAAAATTGATATACGTCCATATGTTCTGTAAAAAAACCCAACTCTTTAAGACCTGCTATCTTATCCTCAAACTCTGTTCCCTTATACGTAAACTCATTTTTGTTCACCGCAAGTTTAGTAAACCCGCACATTTCAAACATCTGTAAAATCTCATAGAAAGTAAAAAATCTTATATGGTCCATACTGACAATATCGTTTGTGCCATAAAAGAACCTGCCATTAAGTAGATTTATAATAACCGTAAAATGAGCAACATTAGGAATAGACGCCAACACAAAACCATTATCTTTTAATTTCTCTTTTAAGTTATTTAAAGCTATATGCGGAAATCTTAAATGCTCAAGAATATCGCCTAAAATAATAATATCAAAAAACTTATCTTTAAAGCCTATCTTGTTCTCAATATCATAACTATATATTTTGCCATACTTAGAAGATGCTTTAATCATCTTAGGCTCAATCTCAATGCCATATAAACTTGCACTCGGGTATAATTCTTTTAAAGCTTTAAGTGTTTTGCCAAAATTACAACCAACATCAAGTATCTTTAAATTTGCCCTAATATCATCTGGACCTATAAACTGGAGTAAGTCATATCTTGGGTTCTGGTTTTCAGGCTTGTAATCCCATTTTCTTTTAAACGCCCAAGACCTATCATCATCAGGCACTGTCCGCATGCTAATATCAGGACTACTTAGACTCTTATTTATTTTAATATTATCACCATTATACATTTCTTAATAAAATTATAATATACTTAATTTAAGGCGTTATACATACCTACTCATACAAAACCATTACCCCATACCTATTATGCCCTCTACGTTAATAAAACATACCTTAAAATACATTTTAATAATAATTTAATATAAATAATATCAATAACATACAAGTAAAAATAATATTGTAAAAATTATAAAAAATTATATAAATTTTATGAGGGGGATATCTTCTTATCGCCAAGAATAAAAAAAGGGGGGCTACCCCCATACATCTATCATACATTTATCATAACCATTATCATATAATCATTATCATAAATATAATCCATTATTTATAATCCTTATAAAATAATAATCATTATTGGTATTATGCATATATAGGAAATTATTTATTCTGTGGATCTAACCTACTAAGATGTTTATTATAATTATCATTATTTATTTATTATATATTTATAATTATATATATTATTTATATCTTATAAGTAAATTATTTATTTTTAAAAGAACTATAATTTTATTTACTGTTAAGCCTCGATAACTCTTTTGGCTTTTATATCGGCAAGAACTTTACGGGCATTATCAACGCTACCAAAAATATTAATTAAAACATTACCTTTAGATTGCTCTTCTCTTGGCTTGCTGTCATTTATGATTGAAGACCTAATCGATTGTAAACTCTTAGCTGTATTACTTAAGTCCAGTATCCTACTATTTTTTAATTTAGATTTATTATCAATAGCTTTTATTATCTTTGGTAATACCTTATCAATTAAGCTTATTATATTATTATTATTATATATATTATATATATTATTATTATTAATATTATTATTATATTTATTATTATATATTATATTATTATTATCATTAATATCATTGATATTGGTTCTATTATCGTTGGTTGGCGTGGTTTTCGGGAGATTTGCGATGGTTTTGTTTACTTGTGCTGTGTGTTCTTCCTTGAATTTCTTGACCACATTCCAGGCAGTTCTTGAGGAAACTCCCACTATATCACCGATATTTTTGTATCTATAACCCTTCTTGTGAAGTTTTACAATCTTTGCTCTTCCCTCATCAGTTAATCTATTATTTACCTTTATTTTAATACTTTTGTTACTCATTTACTCATTGTTTGTTTTATTGTTTACTACTACATTAATTATATCATTAAGTGCAAGCTTGTATGATAGATTAGTAAAAACTTTAAAGATTATATTAAATTAATATGTAAAATATTTAAAATAGTTCTTGACATATATATTCATGCATGAAAAAATATTGGTAAGGAGGTTTGATGGATAAAATATCAGCTATGGCAGAGAAAATATATAAAAGTTGGGAGCGTGATAAAAAAAAATATAGTGTATCAAAAGATGTTTGGGTAAGCAAAGATAGCCAGACAAAAATACCAAAAGGGGAGCGTAAAAACTCCCCTGCAAAAAGAAAGGAAAATTAAAATGAGAAATCATGTAAGTAGTTTTATTAAAAAAGAAGATTGTGTTAGATCAATAGTGCACTCCGAAGAAAATATGGCTCTGAGAATTGGAGATACGTTAACTTTATTTTTCAGTAACGTAACATCCATTAAAAAAGTCATGTTAGGGCTCCAGGAATTATTAGAAGAAGACGATGAGGAGAAAAAATGAAAGAAATAGTATACCCAACATGTATGTAACAATAACAAAGAAAAAAAAAGGAGTAAATAGAAATGAAAGGCACAGAAAAACAAATAAAATGGGCTCAAGACATCGTTAACAAAACAACAGATATTATAGAGAACAACGATTTTTTGACAGATAGTGAAAAAGGAAACGCTATTGTGAAAATCAGGCGGCTTGATGACGCTGCTTGGATAATAGAGAACAGATACAATCTTGACGATGTAAGTTATGTGCTTGAAAACATAGCCACTGATGAGGAAATTACGGAGCTTGCAAGCAAAATAACAAACCCACAAATAATAAAAAGAATTAAGGCAAAAAAATATGAAGGTAGAGAAGGGAGGTATCGTGAAATAACCGAGAGCATGATAGTAGATATTCTAAATATTTCACGAGGTAAGGTCATAGCAAGGGTATACGATGAACTTGCAAGGAGGCTGTAGGTAAAAAAATTAAGAAACTATTAATAATATTGCAAAAGAATTTAATGATTTATTAATAAAGATTAACGTAAAGGAGGCACAAAATGATAATGGGACTTAGGGAATATGACCAGATGTGTGTTGGTTGTATTTACTATGATGATTATTATTGTCATTGTTTTATTGAAATGGATGGTGGCAAATGTCTATTTGCTATATCAGAAGATGAGGAGGATAGATGAGTTTTTATATTGATAAGTTTAGTTTTACTGATAAGAATACAGTTATCATTTGCAAGTATGGGAATATGATTAGAATTAAATTAATGGATAATGATAAGGGCATTGATATTGCACTTGATAGCGACCTTGCTATTGAGCTTTTAACATCACTTAAAAGCGTTGTTAATGATATCCTGCCTAAAGATACTGCAAAGGTTCTAAACCCGTTTAAAGACATACTTGACAGCTTTGAGAGGGGCAGTCATGGACTTTAAAGATGACTTTAAAGATGTGTTATATAAAGAATTCTATAACTTTATTAAAGCAAAAGTAGAGGGGCAAGACCCTGATTATTATGGTAAAGATATTCATGTATCCAGCCTGTATGGTTGCTTGCGTGCTAATGTTATGAGTCAATTTCCTGACAAGTTTAAGACAAGAGATAAAACTCTTGGTGAATATTTACAAATGTATATTGGAACTCTGGCTCATACCATGCTTGAAGATTTTGCTAAGTGTGTAAGCGAACGTATAGAATTTGTTTTCAGTGAAAAAGATATATCAAAATATCTTCCCAAAGGCATTGCTGGACGTATGGATATGCTTGTAAAAGATAAGAAGACTGGCAAATATTACATAGTTGATTTAAAGACCATGCGACCAAATGCTTTTAAGTATGGCAATTTGGTAAAGGATAACTACATAGCACAAACAAATACTTATAAGCACGGGCTTGTTAACATGGCAAGCAAATACCAAGATGCAGATATACTTTTAATTGCAATGGATAGGAGCGGGACAAATGATATGCAAATACTGGACGTTCCATTAATTGAAACAAAAGAAATTGAAAATCTTATCGAACAAAATTTAAGAGCGCTGAAGTTGTATGAACAGGTTGGGGAACTTCCTGACCCAGTGTTACCGATAGTAAACGTTGATGGCAAGCGACTTCCTACTAAATTAACATGGCAGTGCGACTACTGTAAATTTTATAAAATATCATGTGAGGGAAAGGATAAAATAAAGTGTCTGATGTAATACAAAAAAGATATATGGATGCTATTGAAAAAATAGAAAATGCAATCACAGACATAAAAGATAACTTAACAGAAAAGGAGATTAAATATTTTAATACAAGCAAAGTTTCAAAGCGTTTAGTTGTAGCAGAGATTGAAGAGTTGGCAGATAGGCTGGAGGAATTAGCATGAACACTATCTGGGGCTACATAGTAATGATTGTTTTTATATCAATAATATTATTAGCATATGAGCAAGGAGGTAGGGACAAATGATTATCAAAGCAAAAGCATTTTCAGATGTAAGTTATAGAAGAAATGTTATAACTTATACAATAGAGGGGCTGGTGTCTATGGACAGGTTGCTCAAAGCAGTATCAGCAAGGGCAACAGCAAAGTGTAACCCGACAGATGTTTACGATAGAGATTTTGGTATAGCACTTGCACGTTCAAGAGCATTTCAAAAATATTATAAAAAGATTGAGAAGATGTTAGTTAATTATAGCTACAGGCATGGCAAGCAAATTAAAAGAAAGCGAAGAACAAAAAAGAAAGGAGATGACTTACTTAACTACTTGCGAAAGAAGCAAAAAGAAATTGAAGTGCTTGCAAAGAAACATAAGATTGATTTAAGCAAAGATATATAAAGGAGGTAATAATGAACGAAGTTAAGGTAAAAGAAACTGATATAGTAGAAAAGAAATATACTGATAAGCAGGTGAAGTTGATACAGGATACATATGCAAAAGGTGCTACTAAAGAAGAGTTTGAACTGTATTTATATGTTGCTAACAAGTATGGGCTTGACCCACTCCTAAAACAAATATGGTGTGTTAAATTCTTTAAAAAAGATAAGACAGGTAGAATTATAGGTTCAGAACCAGCACAAATATATGCAGGCAGAGATGGTTTCTTAGAGATAGCACATAGAAGTGGCATGTTTAATGGGCTTAAAAGTGGCATGAAAGACAGCAAGACAGCATATGCAGAAGTTTATAGAAAAGATATGCAACACCCGTTCTATGTAGAAGTTGATATGTCAGAGTATTCTACTGGTATGGCACTCTGGAAATCAAAGCCAAAAACTATGCTCATTAAAGTAGCAGAGAGCCAGGCACTCCGAAAGGCGTTTAGTGTGTCTGGCATATACTCACCAGAGGAAATGAGCCAGTGGGAATATGATGCACAGGGGCTTACATTTGATAACAAGCCCGAGTTAGATAGTCCGCCTCCAGCAGGTAAAACAAAAGTAGAGTTTGATTGGAGTAAATTAAACTTAGAGGCAATACCAAAATGGAGTTTTACAGAAGATAAGAAACCGATAGCCCCACCGATAGTTAGAAGATTATTTGCTATTAGTAAACACATAGAAGATTTTAAACAATTAACAGTTGATGTTACTGGCAAAGAACATAGCTATAAATGGACTTATGGAGATATAAAGAATATTGAAGAAGCTATAAATAATTATGGCAAGGAAGAAACTGAGGTTGAGGAAGTAGAGATTGAAGAAGTAGAAGACATCGAAGATTTTACTGATGAAGAACGAGCGGAACTGGACGCACTACTATGAGATATATAAAACAGATACCAGAGGCAATTAAACGTATAGAAGATAATAAGGTTAAGTGTTGCATTAACTGTATTAATTTTAAAATGATGCCAGAGGCATATTCAGAAAATACTTATGAATATGAAAGACTTAGGGCAAGATGTATTAATAAAGATTCAAAGTATTATGGTAAATCAGTAATGTTAAAAATGTTTAAGGAAATAAATAAATATAAGGGCAGGCAACAATGCCCTTATTATGATGGAGTTGATGATGATGTATGAGAAAAGAGTTCTTGAGGGATATAATGACAGAGGTTTTGATAAAAGAGTAATGAAAATTATACATGATTACTGGAAACAAAACATTAAAGTAACGATAGAAACCTATGATAATCGGCAAAAAAGTGTAGTTGAACCAGCCTTAAATCAGGTTAAACAAGAGGTCAAACAAGAGATTAAACCAGAGGTTAAAGTATATACAGATAAAAAGATAGAGGCTAATACTGAACAAGAGGTTGAGAAGATTATTGATAACATCTATAAAGAACAAGAGCCGACTTCATATCTTGATTGTCCCAATGCTGTGTCTAAAAATTGTTACTATAAAGACCAGCATATTATCAAATATGATTTCTGTTATGAGTGTGTCATTGATAAAAACATATGGGGCGATAGAGCTTTTGAGTTAAGAAAAAAGGAATAGCTATGAAGATATTAAAGAATACTTTATATGCAAGTGGTGTAATATTTAGTCTGTGGGTTGGTGTTATGGCTGGTGGCAAAATATTTAGCACAAAAGAAATAGTAATAGAGGAAAAACCTATATACAAATTCTTAACTATTGAAAAGGAAATTGAGCCAGATGAAATAGAATATGAATTATTTAAAGTAACAGCTTATAGTGCTTGCGACAGCAGTCAGGGCACGACTGACATACTTAAAACAGGATATAATATTGATGATGAGATAGTTAAAAACTTGTCTGTAATAGCCACTGATGAAGAGGTAATACCTTTGTATAGCTTAGTTGAAATAAAGGGCTTAGGGTGCTTTATATCGCTTGATACGGGGGGTTTAATTAAGGGCAATAGAATAGATATTTTAATGGACACAAAAGATGAGGCAATAGAGTTTGGAATTCAAGAGTATCCAGCAAGAATAATATCTGGTGGTGTAAAGTGAACGAAGGGTATGTTAAGCTATATAGATGTATACTTGATAATCCATTTTTTAGCGATTCAAAAATCATACATTTATGGATAACCCTACTTGTAAAAGCTTCACATAAGGACAGAAAAATAATGTTTAATAAACAATTAATAAATTTAAAAGCTGGTCAGTTTGTTACAGGAAGAAAAGCATTATCGAAAATAACAGGACTTTCAGAGAGTTTTATTTACCGAACATTGAAAGTGCTGGAAAGTGAACAGCAGATTGAACAACAGAAAAACAACAAATATACTGTCATTTCAATCTTAAACTGGGAGAAATATCAAGGCAACGGAACGTTAAGTGAACAGCAAAACGAACAGCAAGTGAACAGCAGACGAACAGCAAGTGAACAGCAAGTGAACACAAACAAGAATGATAAGAATGATAAGAATGATAAGAATTATACTACTCCGAACGAAACAAGTCCGTCCGAAGAAACAAAAAAAGTGGCTAAAAAAAAGCCTGCAATTAAGTATGATATAAGTTTTGATTTCGAAAATGAGAAGTGGATAGGACTTAATAAAAAACATTTCGAAGATTGGCTAAAGGCATATCCGTTAGTAAATTTTGAGACAGAGTTAACTAAAGCTAAAGAGTGGTGTATGAGTAACCTAACAAAGGCAACTAAGAAAAAACGCTGGCGTGCATATTTAAATAACTGGTTTGATACGGCACAGCAAAGAGAGGAAAGGAAAGCAATCTATGGTAAAAAATAACACAGACATTTTAATTGAAGACAAAGTCCTAAATAAAGAAATGGACGCACTGCTAAAAAGAATATGGGCAAAACGTAAGCGACCAACTGAACCAGAATACAAGAAATTATTATTTGATACTGAGATAAGCTGGTATGAAATTAATTTAATTCATGCTTACCAAATAATGACAGCATTAAAAGGAGTTGGAGAGTATATACGAAAAAGAGCGCTTGCAGAAAACAATAACTTTAACTGGATAAATAGATTTACAAAAGATTTTAATAAAAAAGATAGGATAGACGGTTCAGGTTTTATATCAAGAATTGACCATGCAATAAAACATTTGCAAAGAGTATGTGCTTTTGCTAACAACTACAAACCGCCTTACAAGTATGAGTTTGAATGGTTGCTTGATTTTGATAATGTCTTAGCTGAAAGGCTTGAGGCAAAATATGGTGCAGGAAGTAAAAGAACTAAAAGTCAAAATAAAAACCAAGCCGATTATTTATCAAGGAAGTATGGAGTTACACAATGAGCATTAATGTAAATCGCAAAGGGAAAAAAGCAGAAAGAGATGTCGCAAAATTAATAAATAAAACGCTTGGCACTAATTGCAGGCGAACTCCAAGCTCTGGCGCACTATCATTTAAAGGAGATATCATTGATATAAATGTTGATAGCGTTGCACATAATTATCATTTTGAAATAAAAAACCAGAAAGCAATTCGAGTGCGTGAGTGGTGGAAACAAACAACAAGCGATTGCTCAATACATAAAACGCCAGTGCTTATTTTTAAAATGCAGGGCAGATTTTATGTAATGAAAAGATTAGAGGACTTTTTAGGCAATTTAAAAACAATAGATGAGGTTAAAAAATGAACTTTAGTAAAGAATATATTAAATTATGTGATGATGATAGGATACAAGGCTTAAAAAAATATCTTGAATGGGGAGACTGGATATACTACACAGAACAAAAACAAAAAAGCATAATTATAAAATCAGCAGAACTTGGTTTGAAGTATAATGAATTAGACCTAAAGTATATCTGGCTACCAACAGGCGACCAGTTAGACCGACATATAAAAGACAATACATCTTATTGGTATTGTGTAGAATATAAGAGCAAGGAATATGGCAATACGGACTGCAACGTATATCTTTATGAGGATGCATCGCAAACAAAACTTTATAGTTTTTCTCATACCAACCCACTCATAGCAAAAATAAAATTATTAATTAAATTACTGGAGGAGGAAAAATGAACATTAAAGAAGCATTTAATGACAAAGTGGCAACTGTTTTGCGACAAGACCAAATATGTAAAGGAATAATAGACGCTGGTGTATTTTTTGACGTTTCAGAAAGCAGAGCATTATCTTTGGTATGGTCTGGTATAAGTATAGACATAGGAACACCTTATCCAGATACTCATATTGTGCTTTTTGCACCTGGTGTACGATTTGACGTATATTTGCCAAAAGCATTTTACGATATGCACATTCAAGAAGTTGTATATGAAGTAAGAAACACTTTATGCAAGCGTTTCTTAAATGGAGAAATGCTCTTTGTAAAGATTGCTAACAAGATAAGGAAATTGGAGGAGAAATAATGTTTATGAAATTAACAAAAATTGATAGAAATAGAATATTTATTAACCCTGTTTTTATTGTTTCTATTAACAAAAGTTTTGATAAAGGAACAAGAGTTTGTTTGCCTGAAGGGTATGTTCAAGCTAAAGAAACGCCAGAAGAAATTCTTGCAATGATAAAGGAGTGTGAAAAATGAAATACATAATTGATAAAAAAGAATTAAAAGAATTTATCAATGATAATTATTATCCATATATGGGCATAGATAGTTATCAATTTGATGATTTTCTTAAATCCAAATCGCCAGTAACTGAAATAGCAAGCGGAGAGATAAATGTAGCGTGTTCAAGCTTTAATGGTAAATGTTACGTTACAATAAATAAAAAATCTATTGAACATCTTATCAATAAATATCTGAATAATAATATAAAAATTTACGCGGAGGAGATAAAATGAGAGAGACAAAATATAGAGCATGGGATAAAGAAGATAAGAAAATGTTACCGCCGCTCTCGCTTAGAAATGGTATAATCTATAGTGTTGATAGTGGGTACTTTTTTTGTGGCTTATGGGATGATTATTTTATAGACGAACTAATCCTTTTGGAATACACAGGACTAAAAGATAAAAACGGAAAAGAGATTTACGAGGGTGATATAACAAGTATAAAAGAACATATGAACCCATTGGTAGAAATTCAAAAAGCAGTAGTTACTTGGGACAAAGAAACAACAGGATTTTTGGGTATAGGTTTTTTCCCTTGGAATATGGTGGAGGTAATCGGTAACATCTATGAAAACCCAGAGTTATTAAGGAAGAAGAAATGAAAATAATAAGATATGTATCAGATAGCGAAATTAAAGACTTTATAGAAAATTCTAAAGACTCAAAGTCTTATGCAATCAAAAGGCTAATACAAAAAAGCCTGCCAGAAAAAGGTTATTATCACACTAAGCAAATTATAATAAGCATAGAGGGGGGCGAATAATGATGGTAAATTTATTAGAAGAAACAATATCAATTTTAAAAGCAAATGGTAAAACCAAAGAAGATGTTTTATGGATAGGTAATAATGAGGTTTATACTGACTGGGAAAGTTTCGAGAAAGTGGCTGATGTTGAATATGACGATGGGTTTGGAGTGGAAGAAGTTGCCAGAGATTTACTGATTGTGGGAGAAGATTGGTATTTATCACGTGGGGAATATGACGGTTCTGAGTGGTGGGATTTTAATAAAGTTATAGACAAACCTAAAAAAAAGATTGAGTTAAGAGCCTTAACGACAGGACAAGCCAAAAAGTTAAACCCTTCTATTTGCTGGTTTTCGGCAACTTTACAAACTTTAAATTATATATATGAGGAGTAACAAAATGAAAGAAACAGTCATCGACATCATTGACAGCAATTTTATAATGTTTAGAACACGTAAATTTAAATCTGATATGGAGTACATAAGCTGTTTAGGCAGGGTATCTGGTGAAATAATGAAAGTGTTCAAAGAGCAGTTATCAGACCTTGAAGAGAAATTAAAAGACAGGGAAGCCGAAGTGGCAAGCCTTAAAGCACGATTAAAGCACGAGCAACAGCTTGTAGCTATTTACTCAACAAACCTAAAAAAGGAGATAACATGAAATACACAAAAAAGCCTGTAGTAATCCATGCGTTTAGATATGGCCATGACAAAGAGCCTGCATGGTTTAAAAATGAAGAGGGAGCTTTATGGTCAAGAGATTTTGACGAGCCAACCGCCCCCATACTCCTTGAAATCTATGGGAAAGAAATCATAGTAACAAAAGGCGACTGGATAATTCTTGACGCAAAAGACAAGCTTTATTCTTGCAATCATCATATTTTCATAACAACCTATGAGCCGACAAAATAACGAAAAAGTCATAAAAACAAAAAGGAAATGTAAATATCGCATGTTTATAAGCTATCAAAATAGAATTAGACAAAGAATTAGGCATGCTGTGGGCGTTACAAGCTATAATGTAGTGGTATTTATCAAGTCGATATTTTACATAGGCTTAAATTCAATTTATTATAAAAGTATTAATATAAATAATCTTAATTATCCTATATATCTTTACAGTATTATATTAATATGATATATGATAAGTATGTATCATTATACATATAGGCAAATAAGAAATATTATAGCAATGGCTCAGGGATATAATCCTGTTAAGGGTTCAAGATTTTCTGACTATACTATTAAGACTTTAAATGCCAGCCCCTTTGAAGATATTATTATAGAAATTGTGGACGCCAGCGACTTGCTAAAGAAAGCCCTGCCAGATAAATATGAACAGCAATTGTTTATAGATGTTTGTGTGGGGCTTTCTGATATTGAAGTGGCTTTTAAATATAAGATAGAACCTAAGAGCATATCAAATATGATTAAGAAGATATTGTATAAAGTTAAGAGATATATAAAAATAAAAAAAAGGGGAGCAGATACATAATACCCACTCCCCTTTGTGTGCCTATTGTATGCACATTATTTATTATTACTTATCAGGGTTTCTAAAATCATATATGCCACTTGCACCAACGCCAACTATAAAACCAAACTTAATTATTTCAGGTGCATACCTTGCAAAATAAACCATAGCAAAACCAAGTGCTATTGCTACCAGCCTTGCATATTGTCCAAGCCTACCACTTGCAAGTGTTTTGATATATTCTGTTATTGCATATACAACTGCAATTAGAAATACTGCACTTGTCCAGTCAACGTTCATAGTAACTCCTTACGTATAAATTCTATTAAGTCTTTTAATGTTTTCCTCTTTAGTAAAAATACTGTTATCTTTCCAGTTTTCTACGTCAATTACTTTACCATTTTTATATATTATTCTCATGGACACGCACTCCAAAAACATGAGTAGCAGGTTTTACAACCGCCCTCGTTTATTAAATTGCCCCCACAGTGAGGACATAAATTAAGCATAACACAATGATTAAATTCTAATTCTTTTAGTTGGTAATACTGCATTGTTTTCCTTTATCAATTGATTATTAATGGAGCTGACACGAGGATTTGAACCCCGACAATCTGCTTACAAGGCAGATGTTCTGCCAATTAAACTATGTCAGCTTAATGATTTGGTGGAGGTGGAGATAATCGAAATCTCGTCCAGTCCTTTGCACTTCGGCTTTACAAACTGTCTAATCCTTACACCCCCAGAAAATAATAAATGGTTTTTTATAACAAGTGTTATAACAAATGTTATAAGGGTAACCATAAACCTTGCAGACCTATGTCGGTACGCATTGTTAAGAGGCGTCATAGGTACTATGCTTGACAGATACCGATTAAACTCGATATCAGAAACTCTGCCTACACTTGCAGGTGAGCTAACTGGTTTTTGACCGCTATGCAGAAAGGAATTAAGGCGTTCCGTCCGCTACGCAGAGGGATTAGCCAGCCAGCAACCTAAATATTATGGCGGCAAGAGGCAGTTTTTAACCGGTGTAAGCTCTTGCAAGACCGTTGGCACTAAACTTAATAGACAGTCAACCCACCTTGTCCTCTGCTTGTCAGAGGAAGCGATGGTGCTTTATCCCCATGCCAAAGGATTATTCAGCCACGCCATAACATTATTATATAAATTATTATAATAATTGTAAAATAATATTAGTCAATTTATAGTCGATTATTAGTCAATCACAAAAGTGCTTTGACTTAATGTAATGTATTAACATTAGTCATATGACTTATTGTAATCACCATATTCAAATTAATTAGGTGTATGTGTTCACCAATAATGAACGTTCACGAATACTTAACATATGTGTTCACTAATAATGAACGTTAGTTATATTGATACATGTATATCTTTCCTATCACCATATAAGCGTATACGTGGACTACCTGTTTTGGCAGGTTTATACTTTTTCTCTAACGCATATCCACCATAAGTTAACCAACTTGAACTTGAGACAAAAGTTTGAACCATTGATGTAACCTTGCCATTACGACTATCAACTTTAAAGGGCTCAAGTTTGCAGGTTAAGATATCATGTATATGAGCCATAACATTTAAATCACAGTTTTTTACAACTTCCGCTATGCTAAGTAATCTTGTTAATTTGCCCGCTGGTGTAGTCGCCCCGCCACTTCCATGAGTGCAATAAAATGTGTAGACCACTGGTTTACCATTTGGCTTTTTGCCAAGTCGTAAAGTTCCTGTATAATCTCCAAAGTGATATTTATCTTCTATGCCTAAAAATTTGCATAAGTCAAAGATAATTTCATCAGTAGTCTTGTTAAAAATACGGTTATCGTGATTGCCTGGTATTACTAAATCAATGTGATTTACAATAGGTTTTAAAATATCTTCTGCAAGTAACTTAGCCTCTCTTAATGTGCAAGTAGCCTCATGCATATTGCCAGGCGATCCGTCTAAGATAGCATCAAAAATATCTCCTAATATCCAAGCCCTCCTGGTTTCTTTTTCTGCAATCCAGTCAATAAAGCCTCTGAGCTTTTTCTCATCAAAAAATGGTGAACCTATATGCATACATGAAAGAGGTATAATATCTAATTGTCTATATGCTTTGCTGTAATTAAGTTCTATGTATTTTATTGTTTTTATCTTACCATTTATTTCTGGTAAATCAGGCGGGTTTAAGATTTTGATATAAAGTCAACCTCTCTTTTAGGTATACTTAATATTTAAATACTACTATTTTATTTTCTATTCCGGCATGAACAAAATTATTAGCCTTATAGTAGCCAAGATGATTGAGTTCAGAATACCGCACAAGATATGTGTAATAAATAAATAGTGGTATTCCTATTGCTCTGCTATCAACTGCCTGCCCTTTTAAGTGCTTACTGTTTGCCGCACCTTCAACTGCCTTGCTTGCGTTCCACTCTGGCGTTCTATAAGCAGATGTAATAAGGATCGGCACATCCTTTTTATAATCTCTTGTTAGCATATCTCTAACACGCTGTAATTGATTAGCCAGATATTCTATGAAAACGTAATAAGTGTCGGGCGGTGCTACTTTTTCCTTACCAAAGTTATTTGACCAAAACTCATAAAATTTAAAATTATCTGTGATTTTATAATTCTTATCTCTCAAGTTTTCTCCTTAATTGTTGAACAATAAACGATTTCGAGACCCCCGCAATAGGCGAACTCGCATAATTAATATTTACGCAGTATTCATTATTTCCAGAAAACCACCTGCCAGACGGTTCAAGGTAAGTTCTGTTAAATTCATAACTCCAAAACTTTATGCAATCCTCGTATGATTTAAAGCCTTTTGCAGACTCGTAAGCTGAGCTGTCATATGCAGTCCAGCCGTATAAGTTCTTCTTGTTACGAGCGATTATTGACGTTCCCCAGCCACTCTCTATTGCACCATGAGCAATTGAGTGAAGCACATCAAAATCATTATCTTTAGCATATCTATTAAAAGCATGACCAAGCCCTTTAAAGTCTTGTTGCATTAAGTTTTCTATCTGTGTATCTGTATAATTTATATAAGGCTTAATAGGTTCAAATACTTCTGGACAATAATTAATTTTATTATGTTTAGCTATTTGACCTTTAGTTTTAACACCGATAATTCCGTCAGCTATCAGCCCAGTTCTTCTCTGGAAGTCTTTAATAATTAAATGAAGATGTGAGGGTATTGCTACCTTATAACCTAAATGATTAAAATAATGCTCGTATGCCATAGTTACCTTTTTGTATACTTTTTGTATATGTTTGTATACATTTTGTATATGCTATTCAAATGCCATATAAATTTTAAGCATGGTAAGCCAGTAATTTGTAGTGAAGTTTGTTGCGTTTACGATAAGTTCAAATGTAGTATCCTTGCCGACAATTCCGTCAACTGCAAGATTATTTGCTCTTTGATAATCCTTGACCTGCCTATCAGTTAATGCCCCAAAAATACCATCAGCACCACCAGCGTTTTCAAACCCGTATTCTTCTTCAAGTATTTTTTGCAACCATACAACTTGACTACCCTTTGAACCAACTCTTAATAATTTTAATTTCATATCTAAAATCTCCTCTTTATGTTCTTTATACGCTGGCTTATACTTATTAATAAGACTTACCATATCGTTCCAGTAAGGACTTACAGGCTTGCTATTAACGTTGTAAGTCATATTCTCATGGCTTTCCTCGTTGTTATAATCCCAGTTAACATATACAAAACAAAAGGTTTCACAGCCTACCCTGCTAACTCTTTCAATCTGGTATTTAAGCAAGTCATGCCCTCTTGAAGTAGTTACGTCGTAAAAATTATTTCCCTCTGTAACCGCAATTCTAACGTTCCTCGTTCTTTTTAAATCTGATAACCAGTTACAGTAGTTATCAATATCACGCTTGCTACTAAGTCCGTCCTGCATGTGAACGTCTAATACCTCAAAATACTTGCTATGATTTAATGCCAGTTCATTATACCAGCCATACATCGGCGTTCTAAAGTTACCTGCCCCAAGTTCAAATTCTCCAGCTAAAGCGTCATGAATTACTCTTACCATATTCATATAATAATCAAAACTGGCATACTCATCACTTTCATTATCAACACTAAACCTACAATTGAACCTTGTAGCACCAAGTAATTTAAGCTTATTTTTAGTTTGTATTGTAAAATCTCTTAACTCTTGATTAGTTGGACGCCAGCGGTTATGAGTTAAATAAGTATCAATGTTTACGATTAAATAAATATTGTTATCAATGCAGAATTTGCTATCAGCCCAGAAATGCTTGTGTTCATTATTCTGTAATATTCTATTCTCATAGCAAGTTATTCCAGCAATAGGACGTGAATATCTGCCTCCGCACGAACCACCTATTAACATATTAAATTCATTTACCATTTTAAATATAAATATAAATTAATATTAATAAACATTATTAACATAATAGCATAATTATACAATGCTACCAAAAATTATCTCATAAATAGAATAGTTGTTATGACTGCAACGATAACCCCTAAGGCTGAAAGCCATGCAGTAAAAGCTTTGCCTGATATAAAACTTCTATGTTCTTCTCTATTAATCCTACAATCTTCTTTATAATTCTTTAAGTGTTCAGTAAGTAAAGTTTTAATCTCTGTAACATCTTTTTTGATTGGGTCTAACATATTTACAACTTCCCTTATTGTAGCTTTGTTATCATTACTCATAATGCACCAACTCTGACTCTTTTTTATTAAGTAGTATATCTAAAATATCATCTTTAACTGGAGCAATCTCAAGGTCTTCAAGAAATACTATTGCCTCATGGAGTGATAATTGTTTAAATTCTTTTAGTTCCTCTTTGTATGGTTCAAGTAATTTATTTAAATGTTGTTTTAATTTCGTCTTGCCCTCTATCGGGGCACTCTCTACAAATGATTTAGCCTCTTCAATTTCATCTACATTATGTATCTGCCTTAATATGAAATCATAATAATCATTAATAGAAGATTTAAGTTTTGTAGCACTTTCTATTTGGTCATCTGGATGCATAATATTATAAGTGCTAATCTCTGTATTAATTTCATCAGTGTATTCTCGATATCTTTTTTCTTTTTCCCTATCTACATTTAATGGAACAAGTCTTATGCCACCAAGAATAGATAGCATGTCATATTTTGTTTTAGCTGTTTCCTCTGGGGGAAGTAGCTTTGATAAGTTTTCAAGAAATGGAACTTGCTTTAATGTATGAGACCATCTATCAGATAGAAATAGGTTGCCCTCAGCATCGCGTTCACCACCGATTGTTTCGATAACCTTATCTGGTAATACCTTGCTTAAAAATGATAACCATTGTGGTTGCTTTCTTTTTCTTCCCTCTTTTACTATTTCATATCCAGTGAAGAAATCTTTATTTACAATCATTTCTAACGGCCATTTAAGCAATGGCGAACTTTGTGATAATAATTCAGATGGAGATAATTCATTAAAAATTTCATATGGTAAGTCTGGATGTATGTATAGAGGATGACCAAACTCATCTTTCATTTGAGTTTTTATCATTGCTTGTTCATCAAAGTAATCTGGTTTAAATTCCTTTTCCTCTTCTGTTTCATCTGAAACTCTGCTTAAATAACTTAATATACTACCCAATGCAGCATACTTGCCTGGCTCTTTAGATAGTATTTCTATCTGTCTGGATACGTTCTTTTTTGTCCAGGTATAAAAAGGAATAACTCTTTTTGCTAAATTAGACTCAAATGGAGTAATAGCTTTATAATCAAAGAAAGCATTTTTAACATCCCAAGCAGCATCAGCTAAAGATTTACCTTGCTTTAGTGAAACAATACCCCCTATTGCTCTGCCAAAGTTTTCTCTAAACTGACCTATCATCATAGAAAATTCAGCAGGCGATAAAAACTTTTTAGCACTATCAATTATATTATCAACATTGTTTCCAAGTTTACTAACTTTTTTAAGAAATTGTTCACCAGCTAATCTACCAAGTCCCTCTTCCCTGTATTGTCCCTCCATTATCCCAGACCTAAATAAGTCTTTTAAAGTATATGTTACTTCCCTGCCAGCGATGTTTGTTGTCTTTAGGCTACCTCCAAGCAATAATTTTATATAATCTACTGGATGCACAGGATTAAGAAAATCTACTCCCCACTTAACAATACCCATAGATGTATCACTCATTATATTTCGTAAATGATATCTTGGGGTCATCAAAGCCCAACGCTTAAACATAGTAAGAAATCTATCATAAGCTTTTACTATCCCCTTTGCACCCTCATCACTTAAAAATAATGCTTTTACATTTCTAAATACTTCTGAATATTCTTTAGGAAAATAAAAGTCTTTAAGTTCTGGTATGATTTCACCCTTAACATCTGTTAATTGAACATAGCCAGCAGGCACTTCGGTTTTATCTTTTATCATTTGACCAAATTGTTTTATCTCATCAGTTATTATCTTTCTGCCTATAGCCGTTCCGTATTCGTGTGATACTTGAGCAAGTGAAGATTCAATAGGTTTTAATTCTCTATCGCTTTCTATTGCTTTGAGATAATCTAATACTTTTTGTTTTTGAAAAGTAGCCTCATCTGGTCCGAGAATAGATGAACTTCTAAGTGTTTTATCAGCTGTTTCCCAGCGAGTAGGATAATATGAAATATCTTTTGGAACTGCCTCTTCACCTAAATATGATATAGCATCCTGTCTCATGCCTCTAAATAAGGTTTGAAGTGTATCATAAGCAGTTTGAACCTTTGGCGTTATGTTTAACTTTCTAAGATGGTCTTCAAGCAGCCTTAATGTTTTCTCTTCTCTGTTTATACCAGCCCTTAATCTTTTTAAATCTTGTGGCTCACCAAATAACATTGGTTCTCTATCTGCAAGTTCTTTGACATCATCATATATCTGTAAGCTTTGGTCTAAATGCTTTATCTTTTTAGCCAAATCTCTTGTGATAGCACCCATCTGATTTAGAGTTTCTCTTTCTTCTACACTTAAAGGTTTTAATATATCAGCAAAATCACCTATATAACCCTCTGTTATGTGTCTTGTCTGTTCTTCTGAAAACGCATAACTTGGTCTAAACTCGCTTGGCACACCTGCATAATAATTAAATGCTTTATTTATTACATCAGTTGGTTTTTTAAATACATCTTTAACTGTGCTAAATATTTTCTGTAACATAGAACTTGCTGTTGCTGTTTGCACCCCCGCCTGTGAGCCTATCTGTGCTAATGCCTGTCCTGCTTGTCCCGCTGTTGCGAGTGCTGTTGTTGCACTTGTTGCAGCCCCAGCTTGAGAGCCAAGACCTGCAAACATATGTCCTGGTATTATAGTTTCTCCAAGTGCTTTAAACCCACCTAAATCAAATATGCCAGGATTACCTATACCTCTTGCAGCCGATGCCCTTAACACACTTTCAGCTACAACTCTATCTACAAAACTTGTAGCAGTTTCAGCGTTCATATTAGATATTACATTAGCATATTGCTGAACTACTCTATCTCTTAAGCCTGCACTGGTTGCATCTTTAATTAATTGAGTGCCAATATTAGATGTATATATTTCTCCACCTTTAGGTATGATAACATTGCCAGCTTTGTCAACTACATCTTTAGTTGCCCTGCCTACCCTTATTGAACTTTGTGCTGTTCCAGAACTCATATATGTAAGTGGGTTACTTCCTATATCAATAATAAGCCCGCCTATATCAGCAGGACTTCCTACAAATGCAGATAAGATTTTTTGTATCCAGTTAAACCCTTTAACCCAGTCATCAGTATCTTTAGCCCACTCTGCCTTTTCTGTGCTATCAGGATATACTTGCTCCATAAATGTTTTGCCACTTATACCCTCTTCTGGGGAACCCTTAATATTGGCAAAACCTCTGCCAAATGCTTTAAACTCTTCTTTTAATTGTTCTCCCGTAACCTGTGAGGGAACTTCAATCTTGCCAGTTCCAAAAACAGCAAGATGTGAGTTAGCAGGATTAGCAAGTAGTTTAAGCTGTTCTTCTAATGGCAACTGTTCATACTCATCAATAGATATATATTCTTTATGTTCTTGTTCTTTTAATTTTTGCCCAACGATACCTCTTGAAAAAGCACCAAGACCACTGAGAATTTTTTGCAGAGGAAATTTCATATGCTGACTTGCCATGCCCCATATATTTCTACCCTCCATGTCAGGTAAGAAACCTTTATCAGCTAATATCTTATATGCTTCATTTTGCATTATTCTATCGCCATAAGGAGTATCTTTTATCTGCTCTCTTACCATAGCATTTAAAGCACTTTCTTTAGCTTTCTCTGCCTTATCAGCGTCAGTTTCTATAATTGTAGGAGTGCCTGCACCTGCACCTATAATGCCATGTTCTAAGAACTGGTCATCTATTTGCTCTTGTGTAATAAAAAACTTCTCACCATATTTTAATGCAAGTCTAACTGCCAGCTGGTCTGTTGGGTTAAGTATTTCATATAAATTATTTTCATCTATAAACTTTATAGCCTTGACTAAAGCTGGCTTTTTAGCAAGTCCGCTATTTATTATTTCAGATATCTGTTGGTTATTTCCTGCCAGCGCACTTATTATTGAAGTTTCATCCTGCATGCTCTGCTGTAGTGGACTGCCAATCTGTTTATTATCAGGTATAAAAGTATTCTGCATTTGAATATTTTGCATAGGTATGCTTTGTGTTTGTGTATTCTTTATAGGAAAAAACCTATTTGCAACATCATACACACTACTGCCTCCAGCAGAACTTTTAACTTTAGCTATAGGTCTATTAAGTTGTCCAAGTATTCTTGTAATATCCATATATTATTGATTTGTATTATTGAAAATAGCTTAAAATATCTCCAAGCGTTGCACCTTTATTAGCTTGTGTGGTATTCCAGTAAGTAGTTGCAGGTATGTAATAAGTCTTACCACCCACATTGAACGGAACCATATTAGAAGTATCCATTACTCTACTTATAGCACTTTTAGCTGCAGCTTGTTGCTGTTGGAAACCAAACTGTGCTTCTGCTAATGCTTGCTGTGCTTGCTGTTGTGCTATCTGTGCAGCCAGCTGTTGTTCACTAAAGCTTTGTTGCCATGAAGTATCAGCATAAGATTTTTCAAGACCTAATTTTTGTAACAGATTAGCATAAGTTACTTCTGATATTGATTGCTGTGCTAAATCATTTTGCAGTCTATTAACATAATCCTGCTGTATGTTTCTAAAGTGTTGTTCTCTTGCGGCAGCCTCAAGTTGTGAGAAGAAGTCTTGCTCATATGAACCTCTTAGTGCCTCAAGTGCTATTAAACTATCAGATGTTTCTGTTTGTTTAGCAAGTTCAGCCCTTGCAAGCTGTGCTAATACTTCATTTCTTGCACCCTCTACACCTAATCTTTGTTCAGTTTCAAACCTGCCAGCCTCACCTAATTGCCTTGTAAGCTCACCAGATGTTTCAGCACCTCTTGATATTGCACTATCAACAATACCCTGCTTAACAGTATTTTTTATAATATTAGCAATAGCTAAGCTTTCATCTGTAAACTGCTTATTATAGCCAAGCCTTTGTTCCATAGTTTCTTGCAGATATCTTTGAAGTGCTACATTAACTGCCTGTATTTGTGGGTCTACTACAAGTCCTGCTCTAACCCTTGCCTGTGATAACCAGTCATCACGCTGTCCTGCCGATGGCGACCAGTTAAAGCTCGGCACAGGAACATTAAATGCAGGTGGAGTATATGTAGGCACCTCTGCAAATACCGCTGCTGGACTACCGCC